GGCCATAGTCGTCTTCATAGGCATTGCGCACTGTGGCGATAGGGAGGTTGCCATCCTTGTGTGCCCAAAGGATCATGCTATCGGTGACGAAGGCTGCTAGAGACTCGGCAAACGCACCCTTAACCGGCCGCTCCGGAATGGGTCTTACTCGGTCCCAGTTGCCCCAGGTGGCCAGGTACATGCCAAAGGAACCAGGGCCACTATCATCGCCCTTAAGCTCCAGCTTCGAGACTGTAAATTCCTTGCGCTCCAGCTTCATTCGTTACCCCTCAATGACCGGTTTCAATACCCTCGTGCAGCCTGGGTGTGCTATCGGATTGTCGCGCGCTTTTTCTAATGTCCAGCGTTGCCCGTTGGCCGAGGCACACTCGTCGTCACCGTCGCCGTCGAGCACGTCCACCTCTTTGACCCCAGCCTCTTCGTAAGCGTAGGTACCGCCCAGGTTATAGGCCGTGGTTGTCTCAGTCCTGGCAATCATCTCCGACCGGCTCCTGGCTCGGCTCTTATCTACCTTGCTATCGCTCTCCGGGGCCAGATCAGCCAGCCCTCTAAGCTGCTTGGCAAGTTCCTGGGGAGACCAACCTTCATCGGTCGCCTTCGATGCCAGCCTGCGGATCTCGTCTCGAGTAGTGTCCGCAACACCCCTGACCTTCGTGCCCAACTTGCCTATAGCCTTCTGCACCAACTTGTTCTTCTGGTCGAAAGACACATCAACCGGTAACAACTTGTTGGCATCGGTGTAGGCGATGCCGAATAAACCCTCGTAATGCGGCTGCATCAACTCTTCAACATCGTCTGCATCCGCGTCCCAGTCTTCGTCGTCCAGCAAATCGGCCGAAGCCTTATCTTCCTTGCCTGCCCGGGTTGCCACTCGCTTGTAGACACCTGTGAGGTGCGCTTCCAGATCGTCGGCTATATTTGCCTCAATCGATTCTTTTTTTTTGCTTCCGGCTGCCTTAGTGGCGAGTACGTCCAGATCTTTCTTCGTCGGCGAGCCTACTCCCACATCACCACCACCGAATGAGCCACCTGGTGAGGGGTCCGGCAAGATCACATCGCCACCTGGTATAGGCGACTTGCCCAGTTCCTGGCGGACTTCATTTAGTGTTAGATACCGCCCCGCACTAATTACCCGCTTCCATTTGGCGTCCGTACTCTCGTGGAGCGCATCGACCTTGCTGGTATCGAACCGGACAAGAACGTCGCCGCCGAACCTGGGCACTATGCTGGACTGGACCTCAGCCGCCACGGACCCCCACATCGGCACAATTAGCTGCATGTGGAAGGCTCTATTTGCCTCCTCGAAATTGCTATAAGTCGCATGCTTCAAACCAACGAGCGCGGCAACCACAGAGGGATGCACACCTATAGCCATGCAGACGTCGGTTTCTAGGCCGGCCCTTAATTCCTCAGCAGCGAGTTCCTCAAAGTTGAGAGCAATGCGCTCGTAGGTCATGCCCCCTTCGAGCAAGCCCACGATCCCACGATTTTCCTCCCCGTATTGGCGTTGCCAGTCCTGGCGCAGTTCGTCTTTCTGCCTCTTCGTGAGGGGCATCTCAGCAGGCACATGCAAGATGCCACGTGTGACCGCATCGTTCTGCAAGATCGCTTTGGTATACCTGAGCAGCTCGTGCAGAGTATCTATCTGCTTCGATGCCGGCACCAAAGGCGATAACCCTCGGAAGGGGTACTCCGGGTCTACCGCCCATTTCCAATGAGCTACGTCTTCAGCTTCAATCCGCTGCCTTGCCCCGGTGGAGTGCAGGAAGTCATAATGGTCCACCCACCGGTTGCCCAGCGGAATAGGCTCTATCTTGCCTATGTGGTATGGCCACACCTCGCCAGGTTGCGGCAGACTCTGACCCGGGTTGATCCTGTTCGTCGGCACCATATGCAGGAAGCCGTTGCCGCCAAAACCCCCGTACACAATCAGGTACTTCCACAGCTCGGCCTCGCCCATGATCGGGTTTGGGTTCTCAAACAGTCGGCGCAGCGGATGGTCCGGGATCTCGTCACCTTTCCTGGTGTAGACCCGGAGAGGAGCTTGAGCAAAGGCATCAGCTATAGCCCTGAAGCAAGCGAACACGAGCGCACATTGCTTGTAGCCATAGGTGATCAGGTTAGCCGTGCTGATCTGATTGAAGGTAGCAACCAAACCGGCAGCCACATCCATAATCGGAAATGCAGCCTCTTTCCTCGCCATCGTGGCGGGCTTCTTGACTACATCTCCGAAAAACCAGGGTGACTTGCTCAAAGACTAGAGATCCTCAGATTCAATTCGCCACGTTTCAATGCGCCCACGATGTACCTTTCAGCGTCCATAAAGTGATAGCTGCTCTTGTCGGCAATTTCCTCGGTAGGCTCGCCATTCACATCGAGCTTCCGGGCGTAACTCAGCTTTTGCTCCAGGTAACCGTGGAGGTCGTCGAACACTATGATCTCCCCACGCTTGTGAGCGCCGTACACGCGTCCGATACCTACTTCAACTTCCCTTACTGCCGGCTCTCTGACAGGCAGCCCGCCGTTACCAAACTCCCGGCGCCACTGCCCTTCTGAATGCGAGCCTCCAAAACACAAGGGGACCATAGGCTCCCCATCGAGTAACCGCTCGGCATGCTCCTTCGCCGTTCGGCCGCCGGCCTTGTACTCCCGGTACAGATAGAGCTTTCCCGTATCCGGTTCCTCGGCGTAGAACAGGGCTGCCGTGTTCACCCCGCCAAAGTCCAGCCCCAGATACCGTTCCCAACTATCCGGTATCGTGAACCTCGGGCGCTTGTGCAGCTTCTCATCAAAGCTGTCATAGATCAGCCCGGCCGGCCGTTCGAACATACCCCGGTAGAACATGTTGAACTTCCAGAGAGGCATACTATCTCGCGCCCTGATGTACTCCTCTTCGGGGAAGCTCGGGTTAGCCGTACTGTCGAATTGGATCACCTCGATCTCCGGGTGACCGCCAGGCTGCTTTCGACGTAGCTCCCACGGGTCGTATATGTTGGACTTAATCCAGCCCATGTTGTAAATGGTTGTGCCGCCCAGAACACGCCCCTTGTTGAGGGACACCCTACGCAACACTGCCTGCCAGGTCTCTACCGTGAAAGCGTCCTGGCCGCATTCATCGAGAGCTGCGGCCTTGGCCGTGGAAGACTCGAGGCCCCCACCCGACTCGGCCGAGCGAAGGATGATCCGGCCCCACATGTCATCGTCAGCTTTGTTCGCCTTGAACTTGCGCGTAACCGGGTCCGCAAGCTCGATAACTTTGTGATTGGACCAGTACCGCCCGATGCCCAGGATGTGCTCAAACACCTCACGCATCGAAGGCAGAAACTTCAATTTGAAAAGATCGTAGGAAGAGGTAACCGCTAGATAGTCACCAGGTCCCCTCAGTCCGGTCTCTCGCCACAGCCACCAGGGTATGTAACTCGTCTTGCCGCCCTGGGTGCCCGCGAGGAGGAAAATAAACCTCTTGTCCGATAACCAGCCCCGCGACTGACCTTCATGGAAGTTGAGACTTAGGCATCCCTCACTATCCAGTTCCCAAAGGTTCGTCGGTGGCACTATTCCCTGCCTCTATGGCTCCTGCCGTCTCCGCTCCTCGAACGGCCAAATTCACAATGACCTCTCGGACTAGAGGCGCGCCGTTCGCCCCGCTCACCTGCATGTTCACCGTTTCCCGGTACTTCTTCGGTGCATGGGCCTTGAGGAGAAAGATCATCAGCGTATCTGAGTAGACCGTCTCGACTGAATGCCCAACCTCTTTACCGTAGGCATAGTGAGGTATCTTCCGCTTGACGCCCTCCTGGGCGCGCCGCCAGGCTTCTCTCTCGAGGCCCTCTACCGCGCTCTGCTCAGCTTCATCCCAGGCCCTTGCAAACTCGATATCCGCCTCCCGCCACTCGTAAACAGTAGACCGACCTACCCGAGCTGCTTTGCAGGCGTAGCTCACATTGCAGCTCTTGGCCAGTGTCGTAAGGAACTTTGCCTTCTTGGCGTCCTGGCGCTCCTCGACCTTATCGGCCTTCCCTGCTTTTTCAGGTGTCCGATTTGTCCGGGTTTGCGCGTCCGTCATCTAAAGTTCCTCGTCTACCGCTACCAGCTCCGCGGCCCGCAACTCCTCGAGGCTCTGCATGACAACAGGGCCGAAGATGGCTTCGATGTCCTCATCACCGAAGCCATCTATCGTGCCCATAGCTCCCATAGTGCCCCTGGATCGCTCCAGAGGGGCGGGGAAGCGCCGCCAATCCTTATTGCCGGGCTTGTAGTCCGCGATGGTGTGGCCGGCCTGTAAACACTTCAGGTCCCACCAAACGCCTTGCTTCGATACCAGGATGTTGCCCTGGCAGTGAGGACACCTGTTGAAGGGAACCGGTATAGGGGGTTGAAAGTCCCTCGGTATGACCTGATTCCAGATGTATTCGATGTATGTGAGCGTGGTTGCAGTTTGTTCCAATTGGTAGCCCGGTTCTTATAGACCTTTTTGAATGCAAAAAGCGGCCACCCTCTCAGTAAAGAAAGGTGGCCGCTCTGGTGTCCAGTAGTCGGTTGTGTGCGGCTGGTATAAAGGTGCCGCTATGTTATGTCGAGATGATAGCAGAGAAGTTGCATATTAAGCTAGGGGTTGAGAGTAGTACTTTCGGGCTATATTATGGCCCCCATCGGTGTTTTACCAGGGGAGCGAAGGCCGAGCCTACCAGTTGATGCTTCTCAATGTAGAGCCTTCCGTCGCCCCAGCCATGCTCCAGTGTGTTCACCAGGCCGCTACAAATAGCCTGCATCGCATGAGCCGCGGACATCACGAAAGGATCATCGATGGGGCGTCCGGTCTCGGCGGCTATAGCCAAGCGGAAAGCATCCCATGCTTCCATGCTGTCAGTCTGTAAAGCTTTGCCTGACACGGCCTCTGCCTCTGCCTCTGCCACCGCCACCTGCAATCCTGGCCCCTAAAACAAAGTAGATAAGTAGATCGCCTATAGTACGCTCAAGAGCCTGACCGGGTTAGGGCCAGGCTCCAGCACAAAGCTATAGAGGACCTTAGTAGGATGGTAGTGGATTTACATAACAAGTGTCAATAGGCGTTTGGTAGGGGGTGCCGCGGCGCCTAATTCCACGACAAATAAGGCAGTGAAAGCAGCGCGGCGTGAGGACGTATCAAACCGCCTATAAAGGAGTCCGGGTTGGCTATTGCCTGCATCTCTTCACGGCTCGCTGCATACCACTCGTCTTCCGTTGGATTATTGATCATCGTAATTGTAGGCATATTACGGCCAGATGGGCGAGTACGGTTTGCCCAGTGGGGGACGGAGGAATTAGGCCCAAAATTAGGCTTGTTCATAATAACCCTCATACAAAACACCTTCAGGGAAGACATCCTCGAGGACGTCTTGCGCCCGGTCTACCCTGTCGATGGCCGCGCCGATCTTAGGGGCGAGCACTTCCCGCTCGACCGGCGAAGCGGCCTGGTAGCTCTCGAAGACTAGCGTCTCGGCACCGAGGGCCACCTGGTAATCGATTATGGCTTTTAGCTGGGCACCGGTTAGTTCTTCGCTCATGAAGGCTCCTCGTGCTGAAGACCTCCAACAACATCAGCAATCATCATGGCTAGCGCGCCCACATCTCCTGCCTCACTGGTTATAATCTCTGGACTACACGCATGTAAAATTGCTCGCCGTAATTCGGCCACCTCCTCCTCTAGCCGTTTGAAGAGTGCCCACGCACTAGCACCTTTCCAACCTGTTGGCCCCCGGTCCTCATCATGCGCAGCTATACCCCGTTCTACAACTTCTGCAAATCTCACTACTTCAACTCTCATTAGATTACCTCCTTCAGCAACTACATTCCTTTACGCCGCCACTTCCGGCACAACAGCCTCAATCCTGGCCTTGAGTTCCTCATCAGGAACCCATAGGCTCTGGTACCCGCGTGCGGGGATTGGCTCGTCAAGACGAAGGATATTGGCCAGCACCCAGGCATATCGGCCAAGCCCATAGTTGCCAAAGGACAACTCCGGCTCCTCCGGCGGTATCTGCACGTCTAGACGAATGCCGGTGCTGGTGAGCATGAAGGGTTGACGAGGCAATCCCGGAAGCACTTGTACGCAGTCAACAAGCTCGCACAGGGCCACGATAAAGCCACGAGGCAGGTGATGCGGTAGGTGGTAGCCGGCGTTGCGTAGGGGCGTCCTGAAAGGCTCCTTGGCCAGCAGCATCTGGTCGTCCTCGGTCCAGGCCTTGGCCGCGTGGATCGCGAGCAGCCCGCGGTAGTCAGTCTTCCAGGACCGGGTCTCAATATGCTTGGCTCCCACGGCCACGAGGCTGGCCCAGGGCTGCGTTAGAGTGAGGCAGCGTATCTCCCGCTCATTAGAGATTCGCTGCCAGCTCTTGAACTTCGTAGGGAGGTGGACCACGTCGGCCCCCAGCTCGCAGGCCAGGTAGTCGGCGGCCACTTTGCGATGGCACGTCACCACGTCCTGGCAGCCGCATAAGAGGATAACCGGATAATGTTGAAGAAGAGCACGCACCATGCGTAGCCCGATCTCCGGGGCGAAGAGTTCTATAGGCCCCGGCTTGTTGTAGTTGCGATTGCCGAGCTGGGGGCAGCCGATGTAGCGATCATCGCCCACCTGGACCCGCAGCGAGGCACCAGTCCAGTGAGGGGCTCGGCTGTAGGGCGACATGCGCACGTCCACCAGGATCG